TTTAAAGAATTGTTAGAAGAGTTTTGCTTACATCAAGGTGAGGCTCTAACAATAGCAGATATATTTTTAGGTAAATCTTATACTGAAGAAGGATTTACTTATTTTGCTCTCAAAGACCTAATGGATCATTTAAAAAGAAATGATTTTAAGGAGTCAAGACCTTGGGTAACAATGAGATTAAAAGAAGAATATGATGCTGAAGACACTATTAGGAGTGTTAAGAACACAAGAATGAGACTATGGAAAATAAAACAGTTGAACATAGAAGATGTGGAGCTAGATATTCCTGATATGAAAAAAGAAAATAACGAGGAGGAAATACCGTTTTGAAAAAACTTAGATCACAAGTACAAACTGATAACATTACTAATGAGATCAGTAGAATGTTTGACTATCAATTTGACGGTCAAACAGAGTTTACTCTACCAGAGTTTCAAAAACCAAAAGAAGGATTTAATATTGGTTTAATTGTTGGAGCTTCAGGAAGTGGTAAATCAAGTTTATTAAAAGAATATGGAGAAGAAGAAAATATTCAGTGGGACTCAAACAAAGCTGTTTGTTCTCACTTTGATACACCAGAAGAAGCACAAGATAGATTATCTTCTGTTGGATTTAATTCTATTCCTTCTTGGATGAGACCTTATCACGTTTTAAGTACAGGAGAAAGATTTCGATCTGATTTAGCTAGGAGAGTAAAAGATAATGCAGTTATTGATGAATTCACTAGTGTGGTGGACCGTAATGTAGCGAAGTCTTGTTCTAATGCTTTGCAAAAATTTATTCGAAATAAAGATATTAAAAATGTTGTCTTTGCGTCATGTCACTATGATATCATTGACTGGTTACAACCTGACTGGGTGTTTGATACAAACTCTAGTAAGGTGGTATCACGGGGGTCTCTTAGGCGACCCAAGATTGTTTTGGAAGTCGTTCCTTGTTCCCACAAAATTTGGTCATACTTCGCTGAGCATCACTATCTCACAGGAAACATCAGTACAGCTACACGATGTTGGGTTGCCACATGGAACGGAACCCCAGTCGGATTTTCATCAGTTATCTTTTTTCCCTCAGGAACAATCAAAGAAAAAGCGTGGAGGGAACACAGGACAGTGATACTTCCTGATTTTCAAGGATTAGGCTTAGGCGTTCGTTTGTCTGAGGCAGTGGCAAAACAATTCACGGTCCTCGGTCATCGTTTCTTTTCTAAAACAGCTCATCCTCGTTTCGGTGAATATCGAGAAGCTCATCCTGAAAAATGGAGACCAACAACTCATAATAAACAAAATAGAAAAGACGATTATGAAAAGGAATTAAATAGAATAGCTACAGGGAAAAAGACTTCCAATTTTGGTGGCTATAGTCAAGAGTTAAGAGAAAAACATAAAGAAAGGGTTTGCTACGCACATGAGTTTATTGGATAAGAAAACTCCTACAGTTGTTATTGGTCCCCCAGGGACAGGTAAGACAACTTTCATTTTAAATAAAATAGAAGAATATTTATCTAATGAAATAAACATAGATGAGATAGCTTTTTTTTCTTTTTCTAATAAAGCAGTTGATGAGGCTAAACAAAGAGCTTCTCAAAAATTTAAAGTACCGTTAAATCAGTTAGAAAATTTTAGTACCTTACACTCTTTCGCATTAAGGCAAATGGGTCTTACGAGAGAGCACATACTAAGTAATAATGATTGGAGGAATATATCAAATGAACTTAGGATTAATATTAACGTTAATAATGATGATGACATATTTTTCAACAACTATGACGACAAATATGTTGATCTTATAGAAAAAGCAAAAAGAAGAGACATACCTTTACGTGATTGTTGGGCCATGTTTGCAAAAGATATTATTTGGCACAAACTAGAGTACATAGATAAGGGATTAAGAGACTACAAAAACTTTGGTTATGAAAAATTTACAAATGGAACTAATGGGTATTTAGTTAAGGACCAAGGACCAAAAGTAGATTTTACTGACTTAATTACTAACTATGTTAGTGGAAGCTTTTATAAAGCTTTTAAAGTTGTTTTCTTTGATGAGTCTCAAGACATGTCTACGATACAGTGGAAAATGGCAGAAAAAATATGGAGAAACTCAGAAAAAAGTTACCTCGCTATGGACCCTAATCAGGCTATTTATACTTGGGCAGATGCAGATGTATCAAAAGCAATACAAGTTAAAGATGAAGCTAAAAATATAATTGTTTTGGATCAATCAAAGAGAGTTCCAAGAAAAGTTTGGGAAATTGTTAATCGTGTTGAAGAACAGATTATAGGCTATGATGATATTAAATGGTCTCCTGCTAACAGAGATGGATCTGTTGAGTTTATTAGAGGCATGTATCACTTAGATATGAACCAAGGTTCATGGTTGATAATGGGTAGAACAAGAACTATTCGTGATGACATGGAAGAAGTCATGAGAAAGAAAAATATATTTTTTAGAGTTAAATTAAAAGACAGTAAATACAGATATTCTATTGGAAGTAAGGAAAGAAATGCTATTCTTACTTGGAAAGATTTGATGAGAAATGAAAGCAATCAAGTTCCTATAAGGTTGATAGAAAATCTATACAAGTGTTTAGGAAAAGAATACGTAGTTCGTGGTAATAAAAAACTTATCGCAGAACAAAGAAAAGCTTTTCCTGATAAGAAATTATCTTTCAAAGATCTGAAAGATGATTTTGGACTAACAGTTGACTTTGACACGCCTTGGACAGAAGTAATGACAACAATTAATACAGAAACAAAAGCGTACTTAGAAAACTTAGAAACAAGAGGCGAAGACTTAGCCTTAGAACCAAGAGTAACATTATCTACTATTCATCAACAAAAAGGTGGTGAAGCAGACAATGTTATTGTTTCATTAGATATAGGAAAAATGGCATACGAAGAATATCGTATTAATCCGATTAGCGAACATAGATTATTTTATGTTGCTTTTTCTAGAGCTAAAGAAAACTTATTTATAATAACGCCACAATCGCGGGAGGCATATAGAATATGAGTAAACAAATAGGAATGTTTAAACCAAAATCCGAGTGGGTTCCACCTATGGATTTTCCAAATATCAAAGACGCAGATAAAATAGCAATAGATTTAGAGACTAAGGATCCAAACATTATGGCGAAAGGCCCAGGTTGGGCTACTAATGACGGAGAAATAATTGGTGTTGCCATAGCTGTAGACGGTTGGAAGGGGTATTATCCTATCCGACATGAGACAGGATTTAATCACGATCCACGAGTCGTGTTTGACTGGCTAAATGAAATGCTTTCAGGCGAAGGAGAAAAGATAGCTCATAACGCTACCTATGACTTTGGTTGGTTAGAAGCTGAAGGAGTCAAATGGAACGGTCGTATCATTGATACAATGATTGCTGCTCCGTTAATTAATGAAAACAAATTTAGTTATTCTTTGAATGCAGTATCAAAAGAGTATTTAGCTGAAAGTAAAAACGAATTTCTTTTAAATGAAACAGCAGCACAATGGGGTGTTAATCCTAAAAGCGAAATGTTTAAAATACCTTCTCAATATGTAGGAGAATATGCTGAACAAGATGCAGTGCTATCTTTAAAACTTTGGGATAGATTAAAACCTGAAATAGTTAAACAAGATCTTGAAACAGTTTTTGATTTAGAAACTGACCTTATACCTATTCTTATGAAGATGAGAAAAAAAGGCGTAAGAGTTGATTTAGAACAATTAAAGAAAGCTGAAAAAACGTTTATTAAAAAAGAAAACGAGTTAATGAAATTTATTTTCGACAAGACAGAACTCAAATGTGATATATGGGCTGCTCGTTCTATTGCCACTGTTTTTGATCAATGTAAGATTGAATACCCTAAAACAGATAAAGGTAATCCTAGTTTTACAAAAAGCTTTTTAGAGTTTCACCCTCATCCTGTACCCAAGGCAATTGTTCAGGCCAGAAATTTCAACAAGGCACGGACCACGTTCCTTCATACGATAGAAAAATATCAACATAATGGAAGAATACATGCAAATATTAATCAACTACGAACAGAAAATGGTGGTACGTTGACAGGTCGATTTAGTTATTCTAACCCTAATCTTCAACAAATTCCTGCGAAAGACGATGCTCAATCAGATATTAAAATCGGTTCCTTAGTTCGAGGATTATTTTTGCCTGAAGAAGGAGAGAAGTGGGGTTCTTTTGACTACTCTCAACAAGAGCCACGACTCGTGAGCCACTATGCGAATATCGTGAAACTAGAGGGTGCTGAAAAAATTGTGAAAGCTTATAACGAAAATAAAGAAACAGATTTTCATACAATCATGGCTGAAATAGGAAATATACCTCGTAAGAGCGCTAAAACCATAAATTTAGGACTATTTTATGGTATGGGTGTAGGAAAATTATCTGATCAATTAGGTATTGATCCTGAGGAAGGTAAGTCTTTGATTAAACAATATAATGAGAGAGTTCCTTTTGTTCGACAGTTAGCTAATGCAGTCTCTGATCATGCGAATAAAAGAGGTGCAGTGAAGACTTTCTTAGGTCGAAGATGTCGTTTTGAATTATGGGAGCCAAAAGCATTTGGTTCTTACAAAGCGTATCCTTTGGATAGAGCTAAAGAAGAGTATGGTGAATATACTCCTTTGAAAAGATCAGGGACATATAAAGCTTTAAATAGGTTGATACAAGGATCAGCGGCTGATCAAACAAAAAAAGCCATGATTGATTTAGATAAAGAAGGTATCAATCCTATGATTCAAATTCACGATGAACTAGCCATTAGTCTTAATGGTGATCCTGAAGTGGAGAAAAAAGTTATCGATATTATGGAAAACACGATTGAAATGAGTGTTCCTTCCAAGGTCGATGTAGCAATAGGAAACAATTGGGGAGAAGCAAAATGAGAATAATGTATCAAAACGGAGAACTTAAACTTAGCTTAACAAAACAAGAAATAAAACACATTGTAGATAACACAGGTAGTCCAGTGACTATGGATATTAAAATGTTGAAAGTGTTACATGAGGATATATCTGATTGTGTCAAAGCACACTGGTCTAATATAGAAGTGTGGGAAGCTATAGAAGAACACCTAGCGTCTCAAAAAAGCATAAGTAAAAAAGAAAAATAAGTATTATATTCTCCTCGAAATAAACCAAGGAGATAATAATGTTTAACCTAACTAATAAAGCCAAGAATCATTTTTTAAACTTCTTTAAGCAAGAAGATAAAGATGAATCCATCAAAGAATTTTGTCAATCAGAGTACAAAAAAGATTGGTACGCAGCTTACAGATTTTATAAAGAAGAAGGTCAGTTCCCTAATTTTATTAGAAGAACTCTTTAAGTATTAGCTACTATTTCAGCTAGATGCTCACATCTGTTGGTGGTTTGCTTATGCCACCTAGAATTTTTCATTTCATCCGAAGCTTCTTTCCACTTCTTGTTTCTCATGTTTTTCCACATCTTGGAGAAATTTCGGACACCTTGAGTTCCTAGCTGAAAAACCATTTCCACAATAACGTGTTCTATATGAACAGGTAAATCGTGACCAATACATTCCTCAATTAAAGCATCAGCTCCCGCTGCTGCTCTGTTTAAATCTAAATCAAATAGTTCATCTATTTCTTCTCTAGAAATTTTTTTTCCTTCAGGAAATCTTTCTCTTTCATGTGGTTTAATAAGGTGGCCTATGCCAATCGTGGCTTTTCCTAAACTGTCCAAATATACGTGGTCAACAATTCCTTCCGCAGAAGTGACTCTAGCTCTTAATTCATCTGTAATTTCAATCATGATGCACCTATACCCCAATGTTCTTCATGAGGATCTTTTTCTACCTTTCGTTTAAATATATTTATAATAAATTGAATTAATTTCATTTATTTAAGTTTATAACCTAAACCAGAGTATTTGTCTACACTTCCTCCATCTTTAAATGTGAAATTTAGTCCACCCTGTACTCCTTCAGGTGTAGCAGAAAGATTGTAATTAACAGGAGTTTGGTTAAACATAAATTGATCCGAGTAGCCTATTCTATTTGGATTTAATGGATCAAATTGAATTTTGTTTAAGTTATATTTGTTAGCTAGATTTTGTAAATTTTGTAAATTACCAATCACATTCTGACCCATGTTACTTGCCATAACACCTGACATATCCATATCACTTACTCTTATGGGATCATAGACTTGTTGATTAAATAAAGGATTATCTAAATTAGAATCTCTATCAGGCAAAAAAGGAAAAGCATTATCAAATTCTTCATTTGACATTTGACTAGGGAGAGTTTCCAAAGGTTCTACTAAAATATCATTTCTAGGAGTTAAGTCTTTAAAAGGTTCTTCTGTGGTAGTAAAAATTGTACTACCACCACCTGTTGTTACGGTAGGCTCTCCTGAGAGATTTTTTCTTAAATTATCATACACACCTTTCACAGATTCTATTCCTTGTGTAGTTCCACTTTTAACTCTACTAAAAAGATCAGATAAAACAGACCCAATAGCTCCACCTCTTCCTATAAAATCGCTTATACCTCTTCCAATATTACCAAGTCCATATCCAATATCCCCCATAACTTCTCTTGTTGTAGGACCATATTGTTGAACTAGTCTTTGTCTTTCTTCAGTTAAACTTCTTGGAGCGTCTAGCTTCATTTGAGTAACACCTGAAACACGACTTCCTGTATCTGTATAAACAGGTTTTGTGTATAGGTTTTTGAATCGCTGAAGTTCATCAGCTTGCTTCATTCTTCTAGTTGCTCTGTCGTCAGAGACATCTGGTCTGTTGGAAAAGAATTCTTTACGACCTCTAGCAGCGTCTAAATCTCTAGCAATATCTGCTCTACTTGTTCTAGCTCTACTAGCCTTAGCTTTTAGTTGTGCAGTTTTACTAGTTGGTGTTCTTCCTGGAGGAGCCATTATGCTACCACCTGTGGTTTTTTAAATTTTTTAGAATCATAGAGATCCACGATACCACCCTCTGCTGCATTGAACAAAGGTAATCCAACAGATTCTAAGCCAGCCATAGTTTGTGGATTTATTCCATCAATAGAAGCTACATCCATTTGAGGCATTTCAATAGGATCAATAACATCAACACCTGTATCTCCTCTGCTAACCTGAGGTTCTGAAAAGGTGACTGTGCCTCCACTTGGTGGAGCAGTGCTTGGTAAAGTATCTTCTTTGCTTTCTTCTATATTGTTAAGTTCATCTAAGAATATGTTTGAGTCTCCTTGAAAGATATCGACTTCTTTAATTATTTGATCTAATTGATCAGTCTTACTTGGATCTTTTTCGAATAACTGAATATTGTCTAATAAAGTATCTATTTTGTTTTGTGCATCTTCTAATACATCTGGATTAAAACTAGGATCTAAAGCTTGTAATTCCGTGTTAATAGCAGAGTCCCTCCCTCTTTGTTCTAAATCTGCTGATAATGCCCTAAAAAATTGTACATATGCGGTCTTTCTTTGTATAGCAGGTAAAGTTGAGTCAAACCCTTGAATAGCAAATTTTAATGTTTCAGGACTTGTTAAAAAGTTAGAAAAGCTTCTAACACCTATAAGAGATCCTACAACTCCTAAAGGACCACCAAGAACTACTTTAGCAATTCTAGCAAATGGGTTGTTAGTAATGGCTCTTGCTCCACCCATACCACCAATAGCGATACTTCTTCTCAAGAAAGTTCCTGTTGCTGGTATATTAATATTTTGTTGTCTCGTTAACATCTCAATTAAATCACCAACATAATTACTAGGTAATCTTTGAGATTTAGGAAGGGACTCGTTTACCAAATCTACCAATTGATTAAAAGCCTTACCTTTTACCTTACCTCCTGAGCCATCCAATCCTAGTTTCTTTAACAATGTTCCTGTGTCTAAGACATCCATTCCTGATTCTTTAATGTTTTTTGTTGAAGCAGCAAAAGCGTCATCAAACCAAGTTCTTACTAATTCGCCTGCTAATTTTCTATCACCACCAGTTATTCGAACTAAATCATCAACTGCTGAAGGAGACATTCTTCGAAGTAAAGGAGCAACTAATTCATCAACATATTTTTTTGACTCTCCTTTAAATTTACCACTCAAAGCAGTAAAAATATCATCTACTTTTTCAATTTCTCCAGCCACCACTCTTTCAAAAGGTTCTCTAGCTGTCGTGTATATTTGTCTGAAATCTTGAATTTGTTGTATGTAATTTTTGACTATAACTTGATCTTCTTTTGAAAACTTAGCTAAAAAATCATCAGCATTAGCGTTATCTAACAATTTTCTCATTTCATCAAATGATGCACCTAATTTTTGTTTTGAAGTTCCTGGTTTTCCTTTAGAATTTTTCACTGCATTTTCTAACTGTTCCATTACAGCTTTCCAACCTGTGTAATTTATTCTAGCGTTTTCAGGATATAGTTTTACAAATCTTTTAGCAAAATTATAAAATTCACTGTAGCCTGGATCAGTCGTTTTAGATACATTTTTACCATATGTTTTTTCAAAATCATCAATATACTCTGTTAAAAAATTTCTCATGTTATTAACAGGAATTACCTTCCCTTTGTTAGGAACTAATTTTTCTGTTTTGACTATTTCATCACTAATTCTACCCATGGTTTTTTTAAAAGTACCGTAGGCTTTGTTTGATTGTTCAAAAATATTTCTTGCAAGGGTATCGTCATCCAATCCTTTACCCATTTTATTAGAAAAGTCTCCTAATAAATCAAATAGTTTTGCTGATCGCTCTGCTGTTGCACCTTTTAACTTAGTTCCTAAAAATGGAATCTGAGCAAAACCCATTCTAGCAACATTTATGAATTTACCTGTTAAGGTTTTATTATCCAAATCTCCTATAGTAAAAGCTAGTTTATCTCCTAAATATTCTTTTGATTTTTGAAAAGCTTCTTTAAGATTTTTATCTTTTAATACACCACTAGATAAGGAAACTCTAAAAGCTTGAATAGCAGCCTCAGCCATAGGACCTACTGCAGCCCAAGTTAAACCTGTTTTAATGTCTTCAGGCAACACTTCTAATTGCTCCCAAAGACTCATTTCTTCCCCTGTAGATTGACTTTGTATTATATCAAAAGCTTGAGCACCTGCCGTGGATCCTAAAGCATCATACAGAATTAAAGATAGTACTTTACCTGGGACACTAGGAACATAAGGAAGAGCTTTTAATGTTAAGGCTTTTGTTCCTACTGCTAAACCTGAGATACCACCTACAGCTTCAAATGTTTCTCTATTTAGTCCATACTTTTCCATACCTTCTCTTTGTGAAAAAATCTTCTCTAAGCTCTTAGGATCTAATAATCCTCCTTCATAGGCTTCAGGATCTTGAAGAGCTATATTTGGTTTTGTTAATGATCTTAATAATTCTGAAAAAATATTAGGAGTCTTTGTTGTTTCAAACTCTTGTAACTCTTCTATTCTTTCATCTTTTTTCTTTTGAAGATCGTCTAGCTCTTCTAAAAAAACATTTTTATCGACCATTTTATCGACCTGACTGTTGTTTAAGTTTTTCTAATAAAGAATCTAATATTTGTGACTCAGACTCAGGCACTTGCTCTATTGCACTTAAAGCTTGTTTTACTAAATCATCATCTTTTGTTAAATTAAATTGTTGTAAAATTTGATCTATTTTAGATCCATAAGGAATTTTTCCTCTTCCAATGGCTTCTCTCATCATATTAGCTCCGTCTCTTACATCTGATAAAATACCTTTTAAGGTATTAATTGCTCTGGTAGCATCACTAAATCCTGAAATGTTTAACTTACCTCTTTGATCAGCAATTCTATTCATCGCTGGAATACGAGTGGAAGAAATATCTTTTTGAAAGTTTATAAGTTTTTCAGGTATCAATTGTTCTAGAGTTGATAATCTTTGAATAGATGGATCAGATAAAAATTCAGTAACACGTGAGGGAATAGGAGTTGTTCCACCAAATACCTCAAACAATTGATTTATAGGTAAAACTCCTTTTTGTGCTACCTGTATCGCATCACCCACTAAACCTGCTAGTTTAGGATTGGTTTCAATCAATCCAATAGACTCTTCTAATAAATCTTCTAGTTCTTGACTTAAAATAATTCTGTTTTGATATTTGGTAATTGTGTTCTTGTCTTTAATAAGCTCCATACCACCTTGACCAGATTGTTGTTCAAAAGGAACGCCCATATCTCCACTTTCAATACCTTCCATGGCTTCCTCATAAGTTAAACTTCCACCACTTTTTTCACCACTTTGAGTGCTTCCTGTTGATCTTTTTACTATTTCACCACCGTCTTTATTTCCCTCTACAGATGTGGTTGTAAAAGTTTGTTCAACTAAAGGCTGTTGCGCTGTAGCTGAAACAGGGACAAATCCACCATCTAATAAGTCTGCTATTTTTCTAGCATCTCTTACTTGGTCTAAAACGATGACCCTACCTGAGTTTGGGTCTCTAAGATACGTTGGTTTTTCCATGCCCTTTGACTGTTCAAAAAGCATTTTTAATTGATTCTCTAACCCTAGTTTAGCTAGATTAAATTCTCTCTCTGACATTGAAGCTTTTTTGGATAATAAAGATTTATAAGCTTGCATTGCAATTGCCTTATCTTGAGCTTTCACTGCTCCTGTTATTTTATAAATATCTCCTGCTGTTTGTTTTAAAACTTCATTGATATCTGCTCCAGTGGCAATATCTAAGCCTCTTTGAATTCCTGTCAAAGCTAAAGCTCTTTTTGCCTCTTCTTTACCGTCTCCTGTAACTTGTCTTAATAGATTAATTTCACTTTGAAGAGTTTCTGCATCCATTTTTACTGGAGTCACATATTCTTTCATAAAATCAGAAATTAAAGCACTAGACATATCAGTGTAACTAGGAGTAGGAGCAGAAGTAGTATTCATTGTTCTTGGAAGAAAACTAGGATCACCTTGAAGGCTAGTAGAAGGTATGTTTCTATAATTAAAAGGTGCATCAACAATTAACCCTGTGTTAGCTCTTACAATTCCCATATTTTGTGGATTAGCTAATTGATCAGAAGCCATTGGCATCGGTCCTTGGGCCATCATTTCTTGTCCTTGAGGAGCGTTAGCAATACCTTGCTGTTTTTGTTCTTGTAATTCAAACACTGGTTGCACTAAAGCTAATACAGATAAAGGAGTATCAGTAGCATCTTTTTCACCAACAACGCCTGCTAGTTCTTGAACTCTACCATCCATAGGAACTTCATCACCACGAATCTCATTCATTAATTCAACATATTGATCAGGAGAAACCTTAGCGATACCTTCTTGAGACGGATCACGATCCGCGATCATCGGTTCTTCTTGATCTAATCCATCAGCAATGCCAACAGCATCAGATTTCATTTCACCACCCTCAGCTTTGCCAAATATAATTCTTCCTTTAATAGTTTTTAAATAGTCGTCTTGTTGATCACTACCCATATTCATAAATGCACCAAGGTCAAAATCAGTAGACCCTGTTATCATTTCAAAAACTGTGTTTAATAATTGAGGATTAGTCATCGCATCATCAAGATTAATTTTATAAGACTTGTCAGGAACTTCTCTATTTAAACTTGAATTATCAATAACTCCTAATTTATCTAAAATATTAAATTGTAAAAAAGAAGGAACAGACATTTCACCTGTATCAGGAGACCCTGTTTGTCTCATTGCTATAGGACTAGATTGAACTTGTTGTTCAGACATAAATTTTTGATATAGCTGACCTATAATCTGATCTCTATTAGGGTCTTGCATTAAGGCTTGTAATTGTTCAGGAGACAAGGCTGTTTGTAAATATTGCATAAAAGCCTGTTCACCACCCATAGGGCTTCCCTGTTGCCTAAACAAAGGTCGTTGCATAACTTGATTCATCATTAAAACAATCCTCCACTTTGCATTCCACCTAAAGCGCTAAGACCTGCAATACCATAACCTGCAATTTGTTGAAGAGGAGAGACTGAAGAACCTGTGGGAGCAGTCGATGTTTGAATTGTTTGTTGTGATGTTGGTGCTCCCTGATAAATATCAGATAAGAAACCTACTCTTTTATACGGTTCATACATTTGTTGTAATTGATTTTGTCTTTGAGCCTCTAACTCTGATTGAGTTTGTTGTTGCCCTAAAGAACCCAACCCTAATAAAGTGTTAATATCTTGGCCACCTAATTGTTGTCCTGTTGCTCCTAATTGAGCTTGTTGTCCTGCAAATGTTCCATACTGAGGAGCGAGTGCACCAAGACCTGCTGCTGAGCTTTGTTGTCTTTGACCTAATTGTTGTTGTGCATTTAAAAATGCTTGAGCTTGAGATTGAGCTAACGCTGACGCACGATTACGCTCTAATTCTGCTTGTGCAACTCCTTCTCTTCCACCTCCAAAAGCACCTGCTTGAATTGCTTGTGCTGCTTGACCTTGTTGAGCTATGTTATATGCACGATTAATTTCATCTTGAATTGATTGTTGATAAGGATTCATAAAAGGTTGAATCTGTTCCATAGTTGGAGCTGTACCAATATCTGTGTAAGCTTGTGCTGCTTGACCTAATGTTCCAAGGCCCGCGGCCTGTGATTGAAGAGCAGAGGTCAAAAAAGGTTGATAACTACCTATACCTTGTTGACCTAATTGAATAGCTTGTAATTGTTCAGGAGTTAATCCTGCTATTTGTTGCTCAGGTAATGTTAAAGGCTTGTCTGCTAAAGATTTTGCAGTGTCTAAAAGACCCAGTTTCCTAGCTTCTATTTCAGGTGCTTCTCTTACTATTTGTTCTGTTGTTTCCATTATACCATACCTATACTTTGCTGTGATAGACTACCACCGTTTTCTAAACTTTTCATCATTTTATACATGTTTTTTGCTCCCGCTTTTCGCGATCCACCACCCGCGTTTCTCACAGCTTTAGCTGTCATAACAAACTCACCATCACTTAACATCGCAGGAATATCATCAGAAGTTCCTGTCCCAGGGCCTGCAATTTCACCGATACGCTTTGGATGCTCTTTTACTTTACCATCAGGATGTTTTATTTGTTGACCACTTCCAGATGCAAAACCTGTTATTTCACCACCCATGGCAGCATATACGGTTGGATCATATCCTTGAGGACCTGTTATATCTTTCAATTGATATTGAGCATAATTAGGAGTGTATAAATCCTCTCGAACATATCCTTCCTCTTCTTCTTCTTGTTGTTTTGGACCTAATAATTGTTCAGCTAGAGGTAATGCAGATAGTCCAGCATATGCTGCAGGACCATATTGATACATGAAACTTGATTCTTTAGGTATTCCCATTGCAGTTATCATTTCATCTGATATAGGGTTTCCTGTTGCCTCTCCTAATAATTTCATTTTTTGAAATTGAGGATTTATTGCTCTTTGTCTTGGATCAAATGAAGTCATGAGCTTGTCACCTGCTTTTTTAAAAAAACCTTTTTCAGGTGTAGCGTTAGCACTAGCAAAAGCCTCTGTTACTGTACTAGGAGTCATGTTCCCTACAGCGATGTCTCTGTTAATTGCATCTGCAAATTGTTCGTTTACAGGTATGTTTGTCACTTGTGGTATTTTTCTTCCTGTAACACCCTTCATGAATCTTTGACTCGCAGTTCCCTCTCCACCTTTTAAAAGACCTGAAATACCTGAAGTGGCTGCTTGAATTGCTACATCTTTTGCGATGTCTACTGGTTTTTTTCCTGCTAAAGCTCCTATACCTGCTCCTACAACCGATTGACCTAACCTACTTGCCAAAAAACTTCCAAGTTTACCTCCTACCAATCCACCAACACCTGGCATGACGAAAGGTAAAACATAAGGTGCAATAGGAGCTACAGCTTTAGCAACACCTGTAACTGTATCTTTAACATTTTGAAAAAAATCACCAACAAGAGAACCAAGACCTAGTTCATAAACCTGTGCATACTCTTTTTGATCCATTTTTCACCTTTATTTTTTATTTGATGCACCCAAACTAGCAAGTCGTGGTGCGAAAATTGTTACATCTCTTTGAATATGCTCTTCTGCGGTATCTGTATCTGGATTTTCAATGTCCGCGGTGCACGCTTCTTCTGATTCGTATGTTTCATTGGTATTTTTATTTGTAAGTACTGTTTCTGTTTTACAACTGTAAACAGGAACCTGTTGACCATCAACTTCTTTGTGTCCTAAAAGCTTTGGTTCTTCTACTATTTTATTCATATTAACCTTTATTTGTACTATTGTTGATCCTTCATTTCAAGTACAGAAACCTTAATAACAAGGTCATTTGCATCACTTGATGTTACTTTTAAACTATCACCCCCTTCAAATACAAAGGTGCCGTTGATGATTTTTGTTGCTTGATGTGCCACTTGAACATTGTTAATCTCAAAATCAGTAGTTCCATTATTATAAGTCAATATTGCATTAAGTGTTCCAGAACCTGCTTGATTATGCAAAACAATAGTTTTTACCATAAATGTAGT